GAACCAAAAAAACCACTACTCAGGTAGTGGTCAGTCCCATCCTCATTATTTGGAGGAACAGGACTGACTGTACTTGGTGATAGTGGTTCGTTATCCTCTATAGAGAATCCAAACAATTTTGCCATTATTAAAGTTCTTATCTACTTATGATCTATTTATTAAGCTCCAGTTCCTGGTGCCTCAGGGAAGTAGTATTGGACTTGTAAATCAACGGTGAACTCTTCGATTGTATCACTTGAATCATATGAAAGATCGATTGCTGAAACCGCAGTTGGGAAAACATCAATGAAACGATATTGTGCCAAAATGTTTGCATTGTCACCAACCGTGTTATTTCCCTGTTGGTTTGAAGCACTTCTACCAAGTTGGTAAACAATTGCTTGACCCATGTAATCTGCTGGATTTGATAATCCTGCGTGATCACCATATTGGGCAAGATTCTGCATCCATGCCTCAAATGCTCTTCTATGCGAGAAGTTTTCGTCATTAATAACGGTGATGGTCCAAACATCGAATGTTCTATCACCCGCAACTTTCAGAGTGCGACCTCTGAAAGGAACGTCGATTGAAGCAACATTAGATGCTGGCAGAGCAGCTGCTTTGCAAAGAAAACGGAAGTTTTCCTTATCAAACAGACCATCTCCATCACCCTGAACTCCAAGATTTACTCCTGTAGGAAAGGTAACATCAACTTCAAACAGATTAGGACGGGCACCACCACCGATCAGTTTTGATTTAAATTGTGAAATGCCTCTTGTTGGAATTTGTGCCATTTTTAGGTTCCTCCTTTAGTAATTTATAATCTAAAATCAAACTCTACCAGCAACTTCTTCGAAGCTTACACCAGTTCTGGTGGCTACGAATGTAAGAGTCACGTAGTTAATGGACTTAGCTGGCTTCAGGAAGATGTCAGCTCTAAACTCATTATTATCAATTACGTCAGGGGTATTGTTTGTTTCATCACAAACAACAAGGAATCCATAAAGTCCTCTCTTAGCCTGAACATCACGGAGATATGGTTCAACAATATTGACGAAGTTAGCTCTTGTAATTTGATCATTCAGTTCGAAGAGTTGAGCTTGTGCTGATTTCTCAAGTGCTTGCTCAATAGTCAAGAACAAACGACGAACGTTGATTCTATCGAATGCTGATGCATATCCCAGAGCAGTCTTATCACCAAAGAGAAGAATACCAATTCCTGGTTGAGCAACAATTGCATTAATTCTTTGTGGATAAAGTTGGTCTCTTTGTGCCTTATTTGGACTATATGCAAGTTTAATTGCATTGTTCAGAATTCCTCTTTGCTGACCAGCTGGTGAGAACCAAGGATAAGCAAAGATTGAAGTTCTTACGCACAAACCAGCAACGTCTGGGTTGCAAGGAATATAACGGAACTTATTATTGAATCTATCGTATGTGTACTTATATCCAGTGTCAAAGATTGCGTAGGAAGATGAAGGGAGGAACGAGAAGAATTCAATGATATTGTCTGTGATTTGATCTGGTGTCAGATACTGTCTCAGACGTGTTCCAAATTCTGGTTCAGAAACAACATCTCCTCTGTGTGGAGAAATAACAGCAACACAATCTTTTCTGCTGTTTGCAATAGAGATCAAGTGTGCAGCTTTTGCTTGAGATTCAAACTTATCCGCAAGTCCAGGACCCATGATAAGATAATCAACTTGAATTTCATCTCTATTGGCAAAGAGATCATAAGATGTGAAGAGATTTCCAAGAGTAGCCGTCAGTGTACCCGTGTCTCCAGGATTGAGATCTGGATCACCATAATCTCTACCACCAGTAAGAACATATTGAGCATTACCAATCGCACTAAAGGTTTTATCCTGTGCAGATTCATTCCAAAGTCCTTGTGCTACCGTATTCGGTGTGAATAACTCGGAGAATCCTGTTTGATAGACTTCTTCATTATTTTCATTATCTGATGGATTATCGCCAGCATAGATGTATTGCGAGAACTGTGCAAGATAATCCTTGTACCAAATTCGTGTTCCTGGGTTTACTGAAGAAACCGCATCAAATGCCTTGGAAAGATTCAAGAACTTCTCAAGTAAGTTGCCCTGAATTCCAGTTACCTCACCAGTATCGTCGATAACTGCAATGTGAATGCAGTCATTCTTACCGTTTCTATCAAGAACGTATTGATTAGTTACTGGTTTTGGTGCAATTGATCTCCAGAAAATATCAGCATTGACGAGATCGATTTTTTGCTCATCGTACCAATCCTTGACAAAAGATCCACCAATTGGAAGAGTTTCTGTAGTTACGATTCCGACAGCATCATCAACGAAATTAACTGTAGTAATTCCAGATCTTACCGAAGATGGTCTGATCGAGAATGCTCTATTCTGTGCTTTATATTGAATGTGAGTATCTACATCAGTTCCGATTGCAACTCTTGAAATAATCTTAACATCAACAGAATCATCTCTTACACCCGTAACAATACCTTTGATGTATCCAGTAAATGAGGTGTTGATTCCATTGGGTTGGGTGAAAGTTACATTCTCCAGAGAAACTGTAACTCCGAGTCCAACTCCATTATCTGCTCTTGCGATCAGAGTGTTGAAGGTTGTGCTACCAATGCTGATGATTTGGTCTGCTTTATCGTCAATAACGCATACTTTCAGACTATTTGACCAAGAACCTGGATTCTTTGCTGAGAACATATATCCTGCAATGTCATCAGCATAATTCAACTGATAATCATCAAAGTTCTTGATTTTTAAACCCTCTTCACCAATTACAGATTCGCCATTGGTTGTATAGATATCGGTAATTCCGAAAGTGAATCCAACACCAATTGCTACGGTGTTTCCTGTTGTGCCGAGACCAACAACAGTTGTACCGATTCCAATTACATCAGTTTCTTTGAATCCTGTTCCACCATTTGTAACTGCAACAGTTACTGTGGATCCTAAACCAGCACCATTATCTGCAACTGTAATTGTGAAAATAGCTCCATAAGGAACTGGATCTCCACTGTTTACAGAATAGGTTGAAATTCCTGTTGGTCTTACAACATAAGTTCCTGGTGGTCTGAGAGTATCGATACCTACAGTTGTAGTTGCTGCATCAGTTGCACTGGTATCAATTGCCTCACCACTTCTAATTCTTCTTGCGTTAGCATTTACTAAGCTGTCGTCGTCAGTTCTTACGACTTTCATTACGCCACCGTAAGAAAGGAAGGACGACGCACTCATCCAATACTCGTATTGTCCATCGAGTGATTGTGGTTTTCCGAAAACATCAACTAATTCTTTTTCCGTTGTGATGTCTACAGCTTCGTCAACTGGACCTTGTACGAAAGGAGCAGCAATGGCTCCAATATTGTCCAGTACATTATCAGCTCTTCCTACAGTTAAATCAACCTCTCTGATAAGTACACCAGGAGATAATTGAGGAGTCGCCATGTTTTTCTCCGTAATCTCAGATTAACTAAAAAATATTTATTAAAATCGACTTTTTGAATGGGGAAATGGTGTGTGAACAACTACCAGTCAGGATATTCCCACTTATCCAAAACTCGTGTTGTCATTCTGCTTGAAATTATTCTCTTAATCGTACAGTCCTTACACTCATAAGAATATGAAGATGGTACAGGACCTCTATCTTTTCTTGTCCTATAAAATCCATCAATGAGATTTTTTACTTCACCACAAACTCTACACTTCCTATCATTGAGAAGTAAATGTCCAAGTCTAATCTGACCATCTAAGTCCATTATGATAGATACTCCCACATATATGATCTATCTCCATATTCATCGGAATACCAACGATCTCCCTCAGAATCAACAAAGCTATTTCCATCCAAACCATCTACAATAAAACCAAACGGTGCCATATCTTGTTCGATCTGATTCTTTTGTTCTTCATAGATTCTCTTACGAACATCCTGGTCCGTGAGTTCTTTAAAGTAATCTTGTGCAACTAACCATGCATAAATTACCAAACACATCGCAAGGTCATCATTACATCCCTCTTCTGCTTCAAACGAGTTATGTTTTTGAATAAAAGTTGTAAGTTCCGCAATGATCTCATAGTCATTCAATAGAAGTTTATTTTCCTCAATCATCGTCTTGAGGTTTAAGCATCCAACTTTCTTTACAGTTTTGGACATTTTCACACCAAGTTGAGTTTTCTTACCAGAAAACCCTTGACCAACAATCTGTCCTGCTCTGCCTCTCATAGAACACATGAGGAGATTGTTATATTCTAAGTCGTAGTGAATAATACTTGCTACCTGATCTCCAACATCATTTACTTCACATAAGATGTAAGAATCATTATAGTTCCTTGCAACATCTACAATGATACTTGGAAAAAGCATTGGTTTAATTTCGTTGTTTCGATACTTTGCTACAACTTTATGGGGAAATGTTGTAATATCAATTACGGTAAATGCGGAATAGTCATTACCAACTCCACGAGCAACGTCAACTGTTACAACGTAGTCGTGATTATCTTTAACGTCTTCATAAACATCTAAACCAGCACTGCGTTTAAGTGGGTGATCATATACTAAACTCTTAAGTTTACTTGGTGCAATTAAAGTATCAACGGATCCTAGAAATTCACACTCAAACTCAACTTTAAATTGCTGCTCAGAAGTGTTTGCAATTGTTTGTGCTTTCCAAACGTCATCTCTACCGGGAACTTCTGACCAGTGAACGTCGGTTGGAATATATTCATTTTTCTTCTTTTCCGCATCATGCCACATACGGTAGAAGTGATTCATACCATGTGGAGTAGATACGATAATTACCTTCGTGCTTTTACCAGAAGTAATAGTAGGATAAACAGATGCAAAGAAGGAATCTGCAATATGGTTTGGAACGAACGCAAATTCGTCGAGAAAGAGGATATTGAATGACATGCCTCGGACAGCACTTGCAGACGTAGAAGCAGCCAGAATCTTTGATCCATTTTCTAATTCCAGAGAACCCTTATTCCATGATATGATACCCTGCTGCATCCACTTTGGTAAGTTTTCATAAGCAGTCTGTAACCTATCCAGGAGCTCCCTGGCGGTTGCTGCTTTGTTTGCTAGGATACCGATGTTAACATTATCATTAAACAC